CTTTGGCTTGCTTGCGTCCACGCGCCAGTCAGCGTCTCTCGGGACGCGGCAGCCGCGCGCGTCGCGTACGGGGCAGCTCGTGACTGGGTGTCTGAAGCTAAGCTTTTCGTCGCATTGAGCGTCTCGCCTAAGAAAGTGGAGGTGGCGGTAGCAGCCGTGATCGTTAGGTTTTGGGTCCAAAGAGCAGCGTCGCTCAGCACACCGACAAGAGTAGTTGCATTGCTGATGGTAGGCAACACCAATTCGTAAGCCCGCAGCAAAGCATTCTTTGCATCCGTCGCAAAGCTTACGATACCTACCTGGGCATAACAGTAATGCTCGCAGTCTATCTCGGCCGAGCAACTGGTGGCATTGAGTATCATCCAAGATGAGCAGCTTCGCCTTTTGTGGAGCCAGGCATCTATCTGTGACAGATCTTCGGCGCCGAGCAAAACACTCTTGCATAGCTGTTGTTCGAACGCGCTGTGCATTAGAGAATGGCACATACGAACGCACCAGGTGTTTGGTGTCATCCCAGCAGCACGAACGACCAACTGCTCTACCGGCGAGAGCATAGTTTCGACTGAACCAACGGCCCACGCGGATGCTTGTCGAGCCAGACTCATAGAAAATGACGTGGTCCGGGTTCCATACCGATTTAAGACGACCATCAAAGGGTACGGAATACTGTCCGACACCCGCAACCACGTCTTTCGCAGCACTGACGATGTTCCTTGGCTTACACTCGTTCCAAGGCTCGCGACCGCCATTCTGAAGCTTGAATTCGAGTTTGACAAAAGTTGAAATGCGTCGTAAGTCTTGTTTAGTAACCGATCCAGCCAAGTATCGTTCACAGGCGAGCTTAAGGGATCGGTACTGCTCACCGGTGTATCGAGATAGGTACTGATCGGGCGTGAGCTCTCGCACAAACCCGTAGTTCGGCAGAAAAACGAAGCGGTCGCGCCGCAAGCCGACGTCACCGACGAGTACAAATACGTCGTCCCATGCACGCTCGTACGGCTTACGGCGCTCCATGCATACCCGGCAAGCGAGGGCAGCGATTTCGCAATGTCGATTGCTCCTGTTGACGTTCCCGTCAACAGATCCCCAGCACTGCCCGCCAATTTGGTAACCGACACTAGCAAACCTGTCGACTCGAACACGAGTACGAACGCTAAGCGCACAATCGGGGCTAAGACGAGGGTAAGCAGCCCAAGTGTCAGTAGCAGGGCCCAAAATTGGGGGCGCAAAAGAAAATTTCGCACCGGCGGCACGGCGTTGATGTGGCGAGCGTTGTTCTCCATAGCGCGACGCATTGGATCAGCAAGGTCAACCCTTTCTTTGAACAAAGAAAAGGGAAAAGTTTTACAACTGCGCACAATGCGGTGCCAAGCAATGGTTAAAGGGCCCGGAACATAATACTCACGCTGGGCATCATCCATCGCAACCTGATTTATGAGGCCAGGCACATCAACGTTG